CATAATCAACCCCCTCAGCATTATAAACATTTAGAATATATCTTTTCTTAGCAGTCCATATACCTTTATTAGCAATCACCTCTTTGTCCATTACCATCTTTTGTTTATAAGCGTGTGTATAATCAGCTAACTCTTGATACTTTTGATCTATGTAAGGTTTTAATTTTTGATCGCAAAACTTTTCTAATATACTTACAGTCTTTTTAATATCATCACCTAAACCCATTTTCTTAACAACATCACCCATACGAATATAAATTGAATCTGTATCTGAGGCAACAACATAATCTACCTTTTCAGTTTTCAATAACTTATTAAAAAACTCATTCACCCGTCTTTGAATATAACGAATAGAATATTGACCTGCAAAGGTAATGCCTTCAGCTTGTCTTACATCATAGTATCTACAATACTTATTACCAATAGCGCCGTAAGCACTATTCAATGCAATCTTTCTTGCCATTTGAATATTGTTATATTTTGAAATATTATTTTGAATTTCTTTATTACTTTTATCTTTTTGTAATTTTCTTTGTTCGGTAATCATCAACTTTTTATATTTACTTCTATCTGTATAATATTTCTCCATCAATTCACCCAAGAACCCAGGTTTGTCAGTTCTAAATATCGCACCATTTGGTGTCATAGTTCTTTTATCAAACTGAGAAAAGTCAACTTGCCATTCTAATAGTTTATCTACACTTGCAAGTTCTGGTTGGAAACCAATAATTGTTTCGGGTGAAATATTATATTGCATAATTAAATGTGGGTACAGACTATTTAAATCATAACTCACAATCCAATCATGGAAACCTACAATAGGGTCTTTAACATATGCACCTTCATACCCTCTAGCGTTTTCGTGTTCTTCTTTTTGAGGAACAACTATGCCTTTAGCTTTTAAGAAATTAAATATGATTGCATCCCACATTGTTACCTGTTGGAATACTTCTTGAAAGTTTACCTTTGCCTCATAAGCCATAGTCAAATGCAATTCGATAAGTTTCATCTTATCCTCTAATCTATCAACCAGCTCCACATCTTGAATATTATAATCTACGAATGATTGGTAGTCCTTGGTGTACCATTCTTTGAAACTATCATAAGGGTTATCATCTTTATACTCACCGAGTTCTACACCAGCAATAAAGTTAAGACGATAGCTTTCTTGTTTTGAATAAGTATATTTCTTATACAAATCTAGATAGTCTAAAGTTGATACACCAAGAATATCGTAATAGGCAAGATCATTACCAAATTGACCTGCCCAACCAGAACCTTGAGTTTTCGCTTCAACGATACCCCAAGGACTTAATTTTTTAATATGATCCTCACCCATTAGGTAATTAATACGATTGATAAGGTAAGTCATATCAAAAAACTTACAGTTCCAACCGGTTACTATATCTGGATCATAATCTTGCCAGAATTTAATAAACGCTTCTAGTAATTCTTGTTCGGTTGTAAAGTTTAGATATGTGACCTTATCGTTATCGTTTTTATATTCACCGATACCGAAAACAATAATGTCTTTTGTGGAATGAGATTTTACAGTAATACAGATTAAAGGTTCTATTGCAGTTTTTGGATCAGGGAATCCATTCTCACAAGCAGTTTCTATATCAATAGTAATTGTATTGAGCTTAGATAAATCCCATTGTATATTACCTTTGAATTCATCTGATATAAAGGCGTGTTGATGTCTAGTGTTGCCAAAGTATTCAAACCCGGTTACACCATCATATTGTTTTAACCACTCTCTTAATTCGTAAGTATTATTAAACTGTATTCTCTCACACGGTCTTCCATCTAGAGTCTTATACTTTGTTTCTTTTTTTACTGGTACGAAAAGGGAAGGTTTATAATTGATTCTTTTTTGAATTCTTTTACCGTTTACTATGGCACGAACCAAAAGTCGCCCACGGTGTGGTATAACGGATGTGTAGAACTTCATAGGACTATTATAACAAAATTTGACTTGGAAGTCAAGGACTATTCGGTAATTAATCCTTTTGGAGTTTGTATCAACCCATTTCCAAAGTTTTTATTATAATGATTTAATAGATCAAGACCTGGATCTTCAACTATAAGAACATCCTCTTTGTTTATATTGATCTCTCTATTATCTGTAAATGGGAACCAGGGGGCAAATTGTAGATTGCCTTGACCAGTTTCACCAGAACCAACGAAACCTAAAGCCATAGGTTTCTCCATAGTGTACTTATCTTTTAGTTCACTTACTTTAGCAATAATAAAATCGCCTACTTTTAATCGTAGGACTTTCACTTCACTTGTATTAGCCATTATTTTTCCTTATTATTATCAACTTCAAATGGTGTGGTCAATAAGTATTTTCTAGCAGGATTAACCATAACATTTAGTTGTTTCATAAATTTCCTATCTAATAAGATAGGTGTACGATCTTCTCTATTATCTATTGTAAATAGAGTATCGCTATAGATGGTGCCTGCAAACTCAACATCTAATTTCACTAGTGGTCTATCTTCGTCATAATCTCTAAGACCTCCCACTTTAATATTGTCCATTTTAATTAAATCAGCTGTATATTTTTTACCTAATAATTTCCAACTAACTTTTTTTCCTTGAATATTTATATCTTCTCCATGAATAACATTTTGACCACTATTACCAGTATCAAACTTAGCAACAAATTCTGTATTGCCTACTTTTACAATCTCTTTAAACCCACATTCTGTAGGAACATGGATCCAATTTTTTCTATCTTCAAAAAACTCTATTATCTCTTTTGATATATTTCTGTTTGTAGCTTCTTCAACACCTTCAGTACCAGCAGATGAATTCACCTCAATAAAAAATGGTTCATCCTTTTCTCTATTCTTAGAAGGTATAAAATCAACTCCAGTCCATACACCACCAACTGCTTTTGCAGCTTCTAAACATTTTTCTATTTCTAAATCTGTAAGGTTTAAAGTTTTCGCCTTCGCTCCTTGAGATATATTACTTCTAAAATCACCCTCTAAAACTTCTCGTTTCATAGCTGCAATTACTTTACCACCGAGAACATGGACTCTAGCGTCATAATCAGTTTTAATATATTCTTGTAATAATAAATCTGTATCTTCATCTTGTTTATATAAAACTTGTACTAGACTTGTTAAAGACTTTTCAGACTCAACAAATAATACACCAACACCTTTTGAACCTCTAAGTGTTTTTAAAATGATTGGGAAATCTGTATCTAATTGTTCAAAATCTTTTTCAATGTTATCAGGATCAGATATTAATACGGTTTTAGGCTGTCTTAGACCCACATCTGCAAGTCTTAATGCTGTTCTATACTTATCAGCACAGGTGTTGATTGTTTGTCTGGAATTGACACATACGATACCTGCCTTTTCTAATTGTGATACTAAGTCTAACCAGGAATCTTTTCTAGTAATAGACCCTCGAATAACTGCTACAGTATCTTTAGATGATATTTCAAATCCCTTTTCATCATCTTTATTGTGTATTCTACGAACACCATCATCTAGTGTCATATATCCACCAGATAGTTTGTACAGATAATTCTTGTAACCTTTTTTATCTGCCTCTTCTCTTAATCTATCAGCAGTATGAAATGTCTTTGCCTCTTCAGGTTCATCTGTAATAATAAGTAATTTAAATTTCTTTACTTCTTTATTCTTATCTTCAGTTATAAATTCATTAAACTTAACTGGTTTCATCTATCTTTTTACCTATATTATATTTCGTTTCTAAAGTCCAATTGTTTTTATCTTTAAATGAAATAACTTTTATTTGAGATAATGGCGCTTTCGCTGTGGCATTATCTGGATTTATAATACTAATTAAACCCCAATCAGCTAGTAATTGTGTTATAGTATTTCTTCTCTCAATATCGTTTTCTGAAAGATTACTATGTTTGCCATCTAGGGCAAATAATTCTTTGAAATGTACTATGAAATATCTACCTTGCTTATGTAATATATGGCAAGATTGAAATAGTTTTTTATCTTTTCTGGATGCGACACCTATTCTCGTTAGTGTTTCCCGAACCTTCAGAAAGTCATCTGGTTCTTTCAAGGAGACCTCGAGCATACTCTCTGGACTCCATTGTGTTTCTTCACTCATTTTGTTCCACCTTTAAATAATTTCTCTTTAATAATTTTTATTTGATCTTTTGAGAGTATCTTCAGAGCGTCTTTTGCCTTATCATTACTAAACCCATAAAACTCTTTTACCAAATCAATATCTTTCAATTTAGACGCTTTTAAAAACGGACTAAATCGTTTCTTTTTTCTAACACTATTTATATAGAATTGGAACTGTATATCGTTATCCAGGTGGCTATAACGATTCATTTCATTAGACAAGAAAAGAGTATCTGGAAAAGCAGACATAATCTTATTAGTGATATAGGCTGGATACTTTTTAGCCCACATCTGATCGTCTGATCTTACCAGATCCTCTTTTGTATAGTTGATTGCGTTAAGGTAATGTTTTAGTTCATAAGGATTTGACATAATCTAATATCTTTTCTGGTGTTGACTCTTCGTATGGATCTTCGTCATCACTCATATTATTTATGCCAGGTTCTATAAACATTTTCTTTACAATACCATTAACTACATATGAAGAATATCTCCATGATCTTAACCCAAATTGTTGTACTGGCTTATCGACCAACATTCCCAACTGTCTAGTTAAGGCACCATTACCATCAGGTATTAGTTTTACTTTTTGAATACCTAAGTCTTTGCCCCAAGCATTCATTACAAAGTGGTCATTTACTGATACACAATAAACAGCATCCACTTTATCTGTGGCAATAAACTGTTCGTACATATCTTCATATGCAGGTAATTGCTTACCCGAGCAGGTTGGTGTAAATGCACCAGGTAATCCAAACATAACTATTCTCTTGTTTGAAAACATTGTGGGCATATCTGTTTCACTTACCAACTCGTCTTTAAATAACAGTCTATTGTCAAATAGTTTCACATCTTGCATTATATAGTTTTCCTTTTATTATTTTACTGATTCAAATACTTGTCCAAGTTTCATAGCAACAGACATATCTCCATCAACTTTCAATTTGCCTTGCATAAATGCACTTGTACCATCTAATGATCCAGCTTTCATTTCTTCCCAAGTATCTACTGACATAGTTAAGGTGCAATTAGCATCCTTATCTTCATCAGAAACAACAGCACCTACTCCCCCAGCGCTATCGTCTAGGTAAGCAATTCCTGTTCCATCAAAATCAAATTTTACAGTAGCGTTAAGACCTATTGTTTTACCATTAAGTCCTTCTTGTAGTTCAGCTCTTATACTAGCAGCGTCAGCCATAGTTTTCTCCTTATTTAAATTTGCATTGACTCATAATTTCAGTCAAGCAGGCAACAAGATTAATTTCTTGATCTGCCACAAAAGCAGACTTATAAGAATAGTCTGCCAGTAATAATACAGCGTGAGGTATAGTTTCTGATTCTAAGTTCTCATACATTGTATCATATATTCGTCTGAAAACTACAACAGGATCATTATCTAAATTATTGACTACCCATTTTCTCATATTGGTAAAGTCTTTCTCTTTTAATAATGATATTAATTTGTTTAAGTTTTCATCTGAAATATTAGTTAATATACCCGTATCAATTCTCCCACTAGCAGAATATCTTTGTAATTCATTTAATATTCTTCTATAATCTGGGAAATGCTTATTTATAAGTTCAGCGACAACCGCTTCGTCAAATGGTATAGTTTGCTCTTTAAGTATAATACCAACCTTTTGAAATAGTTTACTTGCAAGGACTGGTTTATCTTTATTATTTATTTTAAAATCTATTGTTGAAAATCTACTATGTACTGGTTCAATAAGTCTATTCTTAAAATTGCAAGTGAGGATAAATCTACAATTCTTATGGAATTCTTCTATGAACCCACGCATAGCAGGTTGAGTGGATTGGGGGTTTAAATAATCTGCCTCGTCTATTATAACAACCTTCTTACCGCCTGTTAATGATACTGTGGAGGCAAAGTTTTTAATCTTGGTTCTAAGTGTATCAATACCAGATTCTTCAGAACCATTGATAAAGATATAGTCAGCATCCATTTGCTCACACAATGCCCTAGCTACTGTGGTTTTACCGCAGCCAGGAGGTCCTGCAAGAAGTAGGTTTGCTATCTCCCCTCGATCAACAAAAGACTGAAAGGTCTCCTTTATATCTGAGGGTAAAATACATTCATCTATGGTTTGAGGTCTATACTGTTCGACCCATAAGAAATCACTCATTTACTGATTTTACTATCTGGCTCCAATGCAATCCAATATTCAATTGGTTTAACTTTGTTTTTAAAGTGTGATATAGATTTACTTGAAACAGCAACATCATAATCACCAGGTACAATCTTTAAATTCTCAATCTTAAAATTAAATGTGAAATCAGCAGACGCTTCAGTACCAACGAATTCTGAATGTTCATTATGAGTAGTATTCTTCTTATCATGGACTTTAAGGAAAACTTCAGAACCTTTTTTACCAATCAATGATAAATCAGGAAGTTTAAGTTGAGCAGCGTGTTTCATTAATACATTTAACATACTGTCCTTTAATTCAAAACTAACATCAGCTTCAGGCATTACTACATCTTTTTGAGGTGTGGTTACAACTGTTTCATCTGAATAGAAAAATTTAGTTTCTGATCTAGAACCCTTAGTTCCGATAGACATATATTTTTCATTACTAAAATCTATTTCTGGATCAGTTTTAATAGATATAACACCTAGTAATTCTGATAGATCATATATTGCAAATTTCTTATCAAACGATTCTGAGATCGTTGCCTTTGCCAATATATTTTTCATTGTTGAGATAGTAGATAATTCACTACCTGGTTTCACTAGAATATTTGTATTGATCTCCGAAAAGTTTTTCAATACTTCTAATGTTTGGTCACTTACTTTCATAATTTGTTTCCTCACTCATTAATAATATGATATAATGTACAGCCTTTAATAAGTCCATTCTATTATACCCGTTCTTTTTTCCATACCGGCACAGATACTTTATTGCATTTGCCTGGCAGAAATCTTTATTGATATCCAAGTGTCTTAAAATATCTTGTACTTGGAATCCAGAATCAGATATTGATTCATTTAAATTTACTGTTGAATAGTGTTGTTGGTAGGTAGACTGTAAATAAGTCTTAATTTCATCTATAATTTTTTCTTCGCCGTATTTCATAATCACCTTCTTTATAATATAGTGGGTATTGTTTAAGGTACAATACCCAAAAACCTTTGGTGTCTTTCTCTATAAGCAAGACACTCTACCTCTACTAGGGCTTACGAATTGCCTAGCAGTACTATTTATACGATTAGTTTGAGTAAGCGTATTTAGTACCATAAAGTTTCTTGATTCCCGCAGCTACAATAGCTTTTGTAGGGGTACCAATTCTATATGATGTATTATTACTGTTAGTACCAGTATTGGTATTAACATACACCATATGGCCCTCAGAGCGTAATTGGTCAATCATAGCTCTAGGTGAAACAAGGTCAAACTTGCTTCTTAAAGTCTTCCAGAATACTGGTTGACCTTTTGATAAAAGGTTTAATACCTTTTCTTTTTTTGATAGTCTTGGTCTAGCCATTCTTATCTCCTTCTGTTTGCCACTTCACTTATAGTATATTCAGGATCCATAGTGGCACTGGAATCCGAATTCTTTTAAGAGTGTCTTTCACGCCGTCTTTTCATTTTGCGTTCTTTGGCGACTCTTCTTAAACTCTCTTTATGTTTTCTTTGCCTTTTCAATGTAGGTTTCTCGTAATACTCCCTCAATCTTAACTCACGAAGGACACCTTCCTTCATTAACTTCTTTTTTAATTGGCGAAGAGCTCTCTCAACATTATTCTGTTTGACTACTACTCTTACCATACTCTTTATCTATTTGTTCCTTTATATAATCCATTAACCAAGGGTTGTCAACAAAGACATTCATTAACCCATTAGTTAGTGTATTAACAATCTTTTCTTCTTTATCAAACTTCTCCATTGTTTGGACCATACCATATTGATATACAACTCCGTGCATAATCTCGTGGAGTAAAGTATTGGCACCGTGTAAGGTCTCAATATAATCCCCTCTTAATCCTATTTTGCGTTCATTATTAAAGAACTCACCTACTGCTTCTTCAGTAGTGGCAAATCCCTCTGGCCACACATCAATATCATATTTCTGGTAACCGATTTTAATTTGATTCTCAATTTTACTCATATCTCTATTATACATCAATTTGAAAAAATAGTCAAGCGTTAAATACAACTCCACTCCAAATACCATTACAATATTTGGAGTGGCAAGGACTATGATAGATTTTAGAACTGGTTATTATCCACTTCTTCCTCACTATCGTTGGATTCTGGTTCTATTTCCTCTTGTCCATAATTTGACACATCTTCCCCAGCGTCAACTTTAGTATAGAGGTCTAAGAAACTTGCTTTGGTATCATCATCAAATCTATTGACACATAACTCAATCGCTTTCATTTTATCTTTAAAGATTGAATAAGCTTCGATTATGTGTACTAATCTTCTAGTAGATATGATCTCGTCAATACCGCCATCATAAAAGGTTCTTCTAATTACATCACCCCAGGTTACTAGGTTTTGAGCAAATTCTTCACTTGTTTTATTGACAATATCTCTAGTTTGTAAAACATTCGATAAGATTTTATTCTCAATCTTTGGAGTAGGATAACTTTGCTCTACTGTAATTGGGAATCTCTCAAGGAATGCTTCATTCAGTACATTGGTACCGATAAACTTTCCACTATCAGATCCCTGCCCTTTAGTATTGGCAGTAGCAACAACTGTAAACCCGTCTTTCGGTTTAACAAACTTGTTAATCTTTTTAACATAGATACCGTTTCCTTCTAAGATCGGTTGTAAACACATAATCTTATTTGAAGCAAGGTCAATTTCATCTAATAAAAGAACAGCGCCTCTTTCCATAGCTTCGATAACTGGTCCGTTTTGCCAGACTGTATCGCCATCACGCAATCTATAACCTCCGAGTAAATCATCTTCATCGGTCTCAATGGTAACATTGACACGGATCAATTCTCTATTTAACTCAGCAGCCGCTTGGGTCACATTCAAAGTCTTCCCGTTTCCAGAAAGTCCTGTAATGAAACAAGGATAAAATTGCTTCGATTTTAATATTGACTTGATATCTTTATAATATCCCCATGGGACAAATTCAGAAAACTTAGTTGGAACGACTTTGCCTTCCAAACTTGAAACGATATAAGCAGCTTTCGTTTCAACATTTTCATTGACATCAATTTTTTGGGGTTCGACTATTTCAGTTTTTTCTACTTTTACAGTTTTAACTGGAACTGAACCACTAATTGGTAATTGATATTGACCTCTAGAGATTTTATACTTATCATTCTTCAGCCAAGATTGGTTCTTATAACCATTTTCTTTCTGGAAGGTATTGATATCGCTTCGAGATACAACATCCGTGCCGAGAGATTTATACATATCCTCGACAAATTGTTTTTGTGTGTTATTCATAATAAAAAGTCCTTCTTTTTTCTTTGTTATACTATTATTTTAACATTTTTAGTGTTAATAATCAAGGGAAAAGTGGGTTGAATCTCCATTATATTACAAGAAGTTACCATTTTTCCCAGAGTGTTGCAAAAATGCAACACTCTTTTATTCAGTTTTTTAGTCAATTTGCTCAACATTTTCAACTGATTCGACTGAAGCTTCAGCCTCAGAAAATACTTCTTCCAAAGTAGGAAGTCTATATTCTCCTCTACCAACTCTATACTGATGGTCTTTCATCAGCCAAGCAGGTTTCTTAACACCGGTTTTGGTGCCAAGGTCGATAATGCCTTGTCTAGTAATAGTACTAGAATAGCCATTTTCGTTAGCAGTCTTTACGAATGCCTTTTGGTTTTTGTCTAGGTTACTCATTTTATTGTTCCCTTTAGGCGACTAATTTAACAAATCGGTTAAGTACTACTCGACTTTGCAAACTACCAGTTCTGGATTTTGCAAACAGTCTTTTCAACTCACCCGTTTTTGCATTTTCGGACGGGGTCGCCATTTCCTCGTCTGAAATTTTCATACTATTTGAATTAATTGTATAATGTTCATCATACGGAGTATTGTGTTTAGCTCGTTCAGTAACCACACACTTATTTTTTCTCCATTCTTTTCTAATTATTTCTTGGTCTTTACCAGAAACATATCTTGATCTATTTCCATAACTATCTACATCTAATTTGCCGTGTGTCTTATGGAAATTCCACATATCTAAAGATTTTCTTGATTGAAGGAAGAACCCAATAACTTTAGTGCCCGTTTCAACTCTAAGATTGTTTAATAAAGCAGTAGTAAACCCTTCAGAACTATTACTTCCTAAATGATATTGTTTTTTAGTTTTTCTACTAACTAATACTGGTCTTTTTGATCTATAACCCCATTCTTTAGGAGTTGGATCCCATCTATTCAGTCCTCTATCTGAATGTCCGTCTGTTAATAATATTGTATTCATTTTTTCAATACTGTATTTCTTAACAAACTGAGGAATTAAAGTATGAAATGTCATAATAGCGTCATTCAATGGTGTTGAAGCCATACCATATTCTTGTGGATAATCTAATCCGTCAAATGAATCTTCTTCATAATCATATCCTCTCCTATTGTATCTGCTACCGATTATGTTAGCGAGTATAAACAGGTTACACATATTCTCCTCAAAGTCTTTATTATTCATTCTAGAGGATGCCCAATTTATTAATTTAAAACTTTGATCTAATTCAGCGTCTCCAAGACGATAGTTAACTAATGGCTCTCTATCTTCAGAATATCTTCCTGAATTACTATTAGCAAAAGCATAAACTTCAAAAGGAACATTAATTTTACGACAAAACATAGTCAAATTAATTAATTGTTCCACAGTAGGTAGTATTTTATCATACATAGAGCCTGACCAATCAAGCAATAACATCAATCCGTGATTCTTACCATCAGGTAAGATAGTTAATTTTTTGAAAATATCATCAGCGTATTTGTATGAATGTAATTTAAGAGGATCAACAACACCGGTTCTATCTGAACTAGCACGAGCATATAAAGCTGCCGATTTCTTCATTTCAAATTCTTTAACAAGATACATAACAGTTTTTAATGATCTCTTATTAAACTTTTTATATTCTTGTCTAGAAGCAATTAATGATTTTTTCCAGCTTTCAGGATTATGACTATAATAAGGTTTTGTATTATCATACTCTCCCATTTTATGTGCATTATATTTTCTAAACTGGGAGATAACTGATTTATAGTCAACTATTATATTATCAAAGTTTTTAAAATTATGAATATAAGCGTACTCATTATCTTCAGCGTCTTTATCTAAAATATTCTCTTTCATTCTTTCCCAATTTCTATCAGTTTCGGCAACCGCCTGATCTAAGTTATCAGTATTTCTACCTTTAACACCAGCAGAAATTGGGTCTGAGTCGTCCTCTTCTTTTTTATCTTTATCTTCTCCAGTTGATTTAGATTCATCATATGGAGGTCCTTCCAAATCTTCACTATCAGATTCTTGATTTTCTAATTCTTCTAATTTTCGTTCAACCTCATCTTTTATCTCTTGTGGAATATCATTTGGATTTACTTTTTCAAAGTTAGCTTCGTGATCGTCAAAACTAATTTGTTGGTCGATCCCCTTTTCTTCTCTTTCCATATTACAGTATTTTTGTAAAATCTTAGAAACTTTAATTACATCTTCAGTAGTTTCTAAATCTTCCATCATTTTTACAAACTTCATTTCTTTGTCTGTAAATTTAACATTGGAAGTTATGTGAGAAGATTTAAAATGAATATTCAATCTATCAATCAATAACATTTTGTTAATATCTTTTTGAGCAGTACCAAAGAAGTCTTTGGCAATTAACTCTTTATAACCACGGATAAATGAATTTCTTAATCCGTTATATCTTCTTTTAATAAGTTTTTCAATTCTTGCATCCTCAACTACATTAACTATTGAATGGTTGATTTTTTGTTTCTGTGCTTTTTTCAGTAAAGATAGTGGTGTATATAAAGCATGACCAACTTCGTGGGAAACAAATAAGTCGGTGACTGGTTCCGATAAATCTTGTTTCCAGATTGGTATAGTTAAGATACGATTTTGTACATCAAAACTGGCAGTCTGTGTTTGTCTGTACTGAACTTCAAGTCTCTCAGTAGCGAGTAGGTTCGCAAGATATGACTTTGATTCTTGATT